GACGAATTTGAAATGGATGATGAGGATGAAGAAGACGAATTTGAAATGGATGATGAGTGGGACGCACCTTCACCGTCTGACGATTTTATGCCTAAAGCTAGGTGGAATACACCACTTTCTGATTATGATGAAGATGAGGACGAAGAAGACGAATTTGAAGAAACAATCTATGAGATTGAATTAGACGAGGACGCGTTCGGAACTGAAATGGAAGAAATGATGTATGAATCTAAATCATTTAAACCAAAAGGAAGAGTCGGTAAAGTTAAAAAAATAAATTATACCTCAAACACTAAAGGTGGATTTAACGAAAAGAAAAAAGAAGCATTCGGAAAAGGTACTAAAGCTGTTGGAACCGGTAAAGCAAAGTTTGAGTACAAAGACGGAGAAAATCTTGACGGTGAATTTAAAGTTAAACCAAAAAAGGTTGAAGCTAAAGAAGCATCTAGATTTGTTAAGTCTATTGATAGAAAAGTTAAAAGAGGTTTAATGGCAGCACCAAGTCAAATTAAAGAAGAAGTTATTGAATTAAGAAGCAAAAATGAAGAATACAAAAAAGCTCTTGATTTATTCAGAACTAAATTGAACGAGGTTGCCGTGTTTAACTCTAATCTAGCATATGCAACAAGATTATTCACAGAACATTCAACAACTAAACAAGAAAAAATAAATATTCTAAGAAGATTTGATAACGCAGAAACTTTAAAAGAATCTAAAAATCTTTATAGAACAATCAAGAATGAAATTTCAAATAGCTCATTAAATGAGAGTGTATCATTAAATGAATCAATTGAAAGACGAGTTTCTAAAGCACCAGCTTCTGGATCTGCAGTAAATTTAATTGAGTCAAAAACATATGAAAACCCTCAATTTATGAGAATGAAAGACTTGATGACAAAAATAAAATAAACTTTTTAAAAGTACAGTATATTTATAATATACATAAATAAAAATAAAGCTAAAAAAAATAAAAAATGGGAGCATTATTAGAATCAGGTCTAGTTGGTAACATTGGGTTAAAACACCTTAAAGTTATCAAAGAAGACACAATTAACAAATGGGACAGATTAGGGTTCCTAGAAGGCCTTAAAGGTCACCTAAAAGAGAATGTAGCGCAGTTGTATGAAAACCAAGCTTCTCACTTGATTAACGAAGCGACTTCAGAAGGTTCTAACGGAGCTTTTGAAACAGTTGTTTTCCCAATCGTAAGAAGAGTTTTCTCTAAATTGTTGGCTAATGACATCGTTTCTGTACAAGCAATGAACTTACCTATTGGTAAATTGTTCTACTTTGTACCTCGTATCCAAGGATACAATCCTAACGCTGTACCAAATTCACACTACCCACCAATCGGATCTCCAGGTAACTATGATGTACCTGAAGAAATTGGTGCTGGTTATCCAGGATATAACGGACCAAGTGCAAACGCTCCATTTAAGAAAAATCTTTACGATTTATTTTATGAAGGTGCTGAAGCTGATTTGGATCCTCCAGGATTGTTTGACTACTCAAAAGGTAGATGGTCTGCAGTGACAGCTAGTACTGATGTTATTGTATGGAATGCTGATGGTGGTTTTGATGTTAACGCAGCCCCATATATTGCTCAAGGTAATGTAAGAAAAGTTCTTTTAAGATTGTGTAATTTTAGAACTTTATCTCATGGTGCTGGTAAATTAATTGGTCCTGATGGAAATGAAGTTGACACTGAAACTTTCCTTTCTGACCTTAAAATCTTTGCAAACACAGATATTACTGCTAGTGCTGATACATGTAATGTAGCTACTGTTGGTAAACCACTTTTATTCAGAGTTGTTACTCAACAATACGGTAAAGGAATTGTTAACTACGGTGCTCAAGCATCAACAACTTTCCCTGAAACTGGAAACGGTGGTTCGTACTATGACATTTGTACACCAGAAGGATGTATCTATTTAGAAGTTGATCTTTCTTGTCCAGCATGTTTTAGTTGTGGTGCTGACTCACTTGATGGTTACACTGGAACAACACTTAACGACGAAACTTTCACAACTAGTGCGTTTACAGCTGTTTATAGAACTTACGAAAACTTAGAATTCCAAGATGAAATCGGTGAAGTATCATTTGATCTTGAGTCAGTAACAGTTTCTGTAACTGAAAGAAAACTAAGAGCTCAATGGTCTCCAGAACTTGCACAAGATGTTGCGGCATTCCATAACATTGACGCTGAGGCTGAATTAACAGCTTTATTGTCTGAGCAAGTTGCTGCGGAAATTGACCGTGAAATCTTAAGAGACCTTAGAAAAGGTGCTGCTTGGAACTTACGTTGGGATTACAACGGATGGAGAAGATTGAACTTAACAACTTCTTATACTCAAAAAGACTGGAACCAAACTTTGATTACAGCAATCAACCAATTGTCTGCACAAATCCACAAATCTACTTTGAGAGGTGGTGCAAACTGGATTGTTGTTTCTTCTGAGGTTTCTGCTATCTTTGATGACTTAGAGTACTTCCACGTATCTAACGCTTCACCTGAGCAAGATCAATACAATATGGGTATTGAAAGAGTAGGAACATTAGCTGGTCGTTACCAAGTGTATAGAGACCCTTATTTCCCACCAAACCAAGTTTTGTTGGGTCACAAAGGAACGTCTTTACTTGACACAGGTTACATCTACGCACCGTATGTACCTCTACAATTAACACCTACAATGTATAACCCGTTCAACTTTACACCTATCAAAGGTATAATGACGAGATATGCGAAAAAAATGGTGAACAACCGCTTCTATGCGAGAATTACTGTTGATGGTGTTCGTACATTTGATTTAAGAGAATTGAGATAATCAAAATCTTAAAAATATAAGGAAAAGGTCGGAGAAATCTGACCTTTTTTATTTATTTTAAATAAATAATAGATTTTTTATCATAGTTTATTATATTTATAAATATGAAGAAATACGTTCCAACACAAGAAACTATTGATTTAATACTTAAAATGTATAATGAAGAATTATTAGGTTCAAAAACAATATCAGAAAAAATACATTTAAATCAAAATATTGTATTACGGATATTAAAAGAAAATGGTGTTAAAGTTGGTTCTTCTGGAAGAAGATTTATAGGTGGAAAAAAATTAGCGGACAAAAAATATCGTGAAAAAAATAAAGATACATTAAGTGAATATCATAAAAAATGGTCTGAAAATAAAAAAGAACATTTAATTAAATACCACAAAGAATGGAGAGAAAAAAATATTGATAAACATAGAGAAAATAAAAGAAACTACGAAAGAACTCGTAAAGCGAACGACCCCATCTATAAACTAATCAATAATTTCAGAACCGCAATATATCAAGTATTAAAAGAAAACCAAATTCAAAAAAATGGTCACTACTTTGAGACACTAAAATATTCGCCAGAAAATCTAATAGAGCATTTAGAGAGTAAATTTAAAGATAATATGACTTGGAATAATTATGGTGAGTGGCACGTAGACCACATAAAACCAATATCGTCATTTCAAATAACAGAAATTGGTGATAAAGAATTTATGTCTTGTTGGTCATTAGAAAACCTTCAACCATTATGGGGTAAAGAAAATATCCGTAAATCAAACAAATTATAATCTATCACCACTAAATGTTCATTTGACACAAAATTTACTTTATAATTAAACTTTTTCAAAGTATTTATTAAGAAAAAATACTTAATTATGAAAAGTTTTTTAATCTTACTATTTACCCTAATTTCTTTTTTGGGTTTTACACAAGTTAGTTCGTATACATTCGCAACATCAACTGGTACTTACACACCAATAACTGGTGGTGCAAACTATGACAACTTTACAAGTTGGACAAACACAAATTTTTTAGATGATTATAACTCAACAGCATTAGAATCAATTGGGTTTAATTTTGTTTATAACGGGACAACATATACTCAATTTGCTGTTAACACCAATGGATTTATAACATTAGGCGCTTTACCTACTAATAGTTATTTACCACTATCAACTGGTACGTCAAATAATGTTATTTCTGCAATGGGTGCCGATTTAATAGGTCGTGGTTCATTATTAGCAAATAGAACATCAGGTAGTCCTGTAATAACGATTATTGGAGGAGATATAAACCAAATATCAGTTGGTGATAAAGTAAGTGGTACTGGTATTCCTGCAGGAGCGACTGTATTATCAAAAACGGCAACAACTGTTACAATTTCTGCAAACGCAACAAGTACTTGTATCCCAAGCCCTCCTAGTAATTGTACAGGATTTCATTTTAGATTTAGTAGGTCGGGATCTGGTATTAGATTTCAAACAATAGGTACAGCACCAAATAGGACATTAGTTGTTCAGTGGACAGGATGGCAAAGATTTACTACATTAGGGGTTTTTGGTGAATTATATAATTTTCAGATAAGATTAAATGAAACTACTAATATAATAGATATTGTTTATAATATACAAGGACCAACAAGTGCAACCGCAAGAACATTTGAAATTGGTTTAAGAGGTTCATCAAATACTAATTTCAATAATAGAACAAGTACCACAAATTGGTCGTCAACAACCGCAGGAACATTAAATAGCTCAACTGTAACACTTTCAAGTACGGTTAAACCAACAACCGGATTAACTTACACTTGGACGCCCCCATCTTGTGTTGCTCCATCATCATTATTAGTAACTTACACATCACCAACATCCGCTAACTTATCTTGGACGGCATCACCATCATTACCGACAAATGGATATGAATGGGAAATAAGAACTTCCGGATTAGGAGGTAGTGGTGCAACCGGTTTAACTGCTAGTGGTAGTGTTGGTGCGGGAGTTACATCGGCATCTACCTCATCATTAACTCAAAATACAACATATACATTATACGTTAGAAGTAATTGTGGGGGAACGTATAGTTCCTGGAATGCGTCTACTAGCTCAACATCACCAACACCTCCACCAGTAAATGATTATTGTTCTGGTGCGGTAAGTGTTTCTTGTGGTACTAGTTCATTAGCTGGTACAACGGTGGGGACAATACTTGAGACAGCCCCATTTTCATTATCATCTAATTATGGTGTTTGGTATACTTTTGCGGGTGACGGTCAACAAACAACAATTACATCAACAGCTACATTTGACCACAGTTTATTATTTATGTCCGGATCTTGTAGTGGATTAAGTTATATAAATAACATTGATAATTCGTTCACAACTGAAACATATACATTTACTACAACGGTGGGTGTTCAGTATTATATTTATGTCGCACATTACTTAACAAGTAGTACTTCAACTGGAACATTTACAATATCTAGAACTTGTACCGCACCTCCAGTACCACCAATTAACGATAATCCAAGTGGAGCTATTGAATTAACTATATCAAATACAGTTACATATGTAACGTATACTAATATAAACGCGACAAATACACTAACTGAAACAACACCAAGTTGTGCTTCATATACCGGGGAAGATGTTTGGTTTAAAGTTACATTACCACAATATGTAACATCATTGGATTTTGACACACAAATTGGTGGAATTACAGATGCAGGTATGGCAATCTATAGAGGTACAATTGGTTCATTAGTAGAAATACAATGTGATGATGATAGTTCACCGAATGGTTTAATGTCATTTATTTCTAGAGCAGATTTCTTTCCGTATGAAACAATTTATATTCGTGTTTGGGAATATGGCGGTGGAACAACCGGAACTTTTGGTATTTCAGTCACATCACCACAACCTTTACCAGTTGAACTTTTATACTTTGAAGGTACAAAATATAAAACATTCAATAGTCTAAAGTGGGCCACAGCTTCTGAACAAAATTCTTCACACTTTGATATTGAAAGGAGTGAAGACGGTGAAATTTGGAAATTTATTGCTAATAAAACTGCCGCAGGCAACAGTCAAACAAAAATTAATTACTCACATTTAGATAGTTATATCAATCAAAATAATGTCTATTACAGACTATTACAATATGATATTGATGGTAAGTTTGAAATTTATGGACCGATTGTAATTGAAGGGAATTATTCAAATAAAAAAGTAATTAAATTTGTAAACTTATTAGGTCAAGAAATAAATGAAAATTATAAAGGTGTGTTATTTGAAATTTATGAAGATGGAACTATGAAGAGAATAATTAGATGATAGAAAAATTTGATATAATTAAAAGGATATTTACATGTGTTTTAGCGGTATTACAACCTTTTATTATTTATTTTTTTTGTGGTGATTTAGTCTCAATATCACAATCTTGGACGACACAATTACAACCTTTATTTATTTTTACAAACGCTCTTGTTAGTTATTTCTTCTTTGATTTACCAAAGTGGAGAATACCAGCAATACTTTTATTACTTTTAACGGTTTTTTCAGTTGAGAATTGGTTTATATTACATAATGTTCTGGCAGTTAGTTTTTTTGTTATGTCTGGAATATCTATGTTGTCACTTAAAAAATTTAAATTCTATGTCCCACTATATCTTTTATCATTATTTTTTCTATTAAATGGGGGATTTTTCTGGATGGAAACTTGGGCAATAGTATGTTTGGTATTCTATCATATGCACATAATGTTGTACACATTATGGATTGGAAGAAATTACTCTAATTGATTTTGATATAACTTCAGTTTCACCAATTGTAAAGGCACCCCTTTTGTATGCAGCTTTTACAGATTCAATAAGATAGTAAATGGCATGTTCTTTATCCATTGTTGATAAAATAGCATCTAAATGATCTTCACTAATTAAATTTATTTCACCAAATAAATTACCAAAGTTAGTATTTGTGTTTTCCATAATTTAAGATATTTATAATAAATGATAAGTTCTAAACGAATAAAAGAAATAATAAGAGAGGCAACTGCAACTAGTACTGGTAGTAGGGGTTCGTATTTTGGACCTTTAGTTAAAGGTATAAGAAAATTTAAAAATTCAGAAAACGGACCATACAATATACAAGTCTCAAAATATGATTCCCCAGAATTAGAATATGATAGTTATGATGGAAAAATGGACACACCAAAGAACAAAATAAAAAAAATAGAGAATACAGCAAAAAAAATTACAAATTATATGAAAAACCATCCAGATGTTTTTACAAGTGATGATGATGGTAATAACATAAATCCAACACCAGGAAAGAATAAAAAAATTGTTCCAATAAATGAAGCTAATTCAGCCGTTACTGCTGGAGAATTTAATGCACCATTTACTTTAGGTTTAAAAAAATGGCCAAAGACATCATTATCACCTTTTGATTATGAAGTTGACCATCATACAAATCATCACGCAAAAAAAACTAATGTAAAAAATAATAAAAAAAGTGATAAATATTATAAGGGTTTTGAATTTTTTAAAAAATTAAAAGACGAAACACATCCAGTTCATACAATAAGTGAAGATCTTGCGGTATGGTTTGGTAAAAAGAAAAAACCAAAAGGTTCATCACAACCAAAAGGGCCTTGGGTTGATATTTGTAGAAAGGTTGATGGTAAACACCCACCTTGTGGTAGAAAAGATGCTGACACTGGTTCATACCCTAAATGTAGAGCAGCAGGTGTTGCTGGTAAAATGTCACCATCACAAAAAAAAGCAGCTTGTCAACAAAAAAGAAAAGCTGAGAAAAATGACCCACAAAGAGGTAAGGGACAAAAACCAGTTATGACATCATATAAAACCAAAAAGGAATCAATTGATTCCTTGGTTGGTCGTATTATCAGTGAGATTAGAAACTCGTTCTAAAACACTATGTAATGAATTTTTAATTTGAGAATTGATTGTATCCTCATAATTTAATCTTCTTTTTTCAGTTTCTGTATCAAAAACATATGTAATCCTTTCCCAGTCTCTTTTTGACAATTTAACGTCATAATGATATATATGATTTGTTAAATCAATTCTACCATCATTAATTGTGATAAAAATATCCATATCTTTATTTTCCAAATATCTTTTTTGAGACATTGGTGCAATCATAAACTTTGTATTTTTGTGTTTGATTGTTTTAAGACAGATAAGGAAACAAGTTTTTTCATATGAAGATATTTCTTCTTCTTGAGTGGCAAAACTACCAGCACCTTTGGTTGTCCAGATATATAATTTTAATTTTAATCTTTTGAGAAACCTTTCAATTCTTTTTTTCATATTTTATAGTTTATTGATTTGTTCTACAAATATAAATAAAAGAATTAAATTAAAAAAATATTATTTAATTATTTTAAAATAATTTTAACATATTCACATTTCCAACCTTTATAATGTTTTAATTCACCTTTACCAACTCTATGTAATGCACTATCACTTAAGTTGTTCTTAACACAAAACTCTCTTAAAGAAGTTAAATTAAATACAACACCAGTTGGTGATGTTAATTTTTAATTTATTTTTTAGTCCATTTACCACCTTTAGAATTATACCTTTTTACGGCAGCACCATTACAATAAGCACTTGGACAAACATCATAGCGTTGTCTAGCCCAAGCCAAAGATTGTTGCCATAATTTTTTATTAGTTGCAACATTCTTTTTTTTCTTTCCTTCACTAACCATTTCTTCATAGTCATTGTCAGAATCTTCACCCTCAAGTTCATTCATTAAAAAATCAAAAACTTGGTCCATATTATTTTTAGATTCAGCAATATGGTCTTGAGCCCAGTCGTGACCATTTTCTAAAATAGACTCAATTTCATCTTCGTCTTTCTCTAAAAGTATATCACACTGTCTTCTTATTTGTTCAAGATTTGAGAAGAACATATATCTATTAGACCTATGTTCTTCTTCCTCCCTTAAAACTTTTTTTATAATTCTATTTAAATTCATAACTATTAATTATTTAATCCGTTCATACCACCAAGTGTAATCATATTTAATTGTGTTACTGGTGTTCCATAACCATCACTCCATACTGGATGCGGTGGGCTTACTTGTGTTATTGTTGATCCGGTTGCACCACAATCGCAACAAATTACACAAACAAATGATTCGGTATTTGCACTTCTTGGTGGATTTACATCTGATGATTCACAAAATGTACAATTAAAATAAAACTCAACCGCAGTAAATCCTTGTTCTTCTAAAGGTATTGGACAAAGATTTGTTATTTGATAACAACTACCATTAGAACCTTTAACACTATAATTTGTTAATGAACCAAAATTATAAACTGACAAGTAATTATCAAGTGTTATGCTAACAAAAGATTCAACAAGGGTATCACAATTAACTAATGTAACACCAATTAATCCTTGTGAGTTACAAGTTTCACAACTATCATAAATTAATGTTGAACCAAGTCCATTTTTTTGTGTATTGTAATATGTATAACCACCACTGTAAAAACTGGCCGTATTAATAAGACCAGCACAAATCCACTCGTTTGAGCCCCACATTAATTTAACAACATCACCAATTTGTGCTGTACTGTCCGTCGTAACATAAATACTACTATATGTATTTGAGTTTGTACAAGCTGAAGCGTTCCAAATAACAACATCTACATTATTTTCACAATCAGTACAATCTTCAAAGGTTTCAACACTATATAATGTGTCATCACCAACATATCCAGATGCTGTTCCAGTAATATTACAACATTCATCAATTGCTGGATTGTAAAAAACTGAATTACTTGGTAAATATTGGTACGATTCTATATAACCACTTTGTGTACCATTGTTTTGAAGTTCAAAATACCTTAAACCGTCATCACCAGCATAATTATTTGTATTAACGTATGGTCTATTATTTAAATCATAAAAATCAAAACCAAAACAACACATTGAGCCACCTAAACCAGTTGTTTGTACTACTATTTCATCTATTAATGGGTTAATAATTAACAAACCACTGTCTGTTGTTACATACATATAACCATCAGTACTATTATATCTTATTTTTCCTGGGTTTTCTATTGTATTAATTGTTTTAATAACTGTTTTTGTGTTTGTATCAATTACTTTTATATTATAATAACCACTACAAGTAACATACATATTACCACTATTTGGTTCATAAGCAATATCATATGCACCATCTGTTAACCCAATTGATTGTACGTGAGCTAATGTTGAAACATCATAAACTTCAGCGGTATAATAACCACTTGCGGTTGTGTAGATTTCATTGTTTATTGGGTCGTAAGCTAAAAATTGTTCAAGGTAACCACTTACTGTTGAGATTGAGGATGTAACTGTATTTGTATTTGTATCAAATATTTTTACGGAATAATCACTACAAGTAATAAATAATCTATTATTTGGTAAATCACCTTCTACTTGAAAAGAGACACTACCTAAACCGTATGCTGTCGTTGTTCCTGAAATAGTACCAGAAGTGTCTAATCCGATTATTCCACCCATAGGATTAGTTCTTGTTAGATACATCAAATCTGTATTATAATACAATATATCTCTAACGCCCCCACCAGGTATTGCATATCTTGTAACTTCTGTGTTTGTTGACGGATCAATAACAATCATTCTTGTTGATTGTGTTGTAACATACATATGTTGCGTGTCTGGATTATAACCAACAGCTAAAGGTTGTTCACTTTCGCTACCAAAACCAATAAAGCCTTGTTCTGTAAATCCAGAAGCACCATAACAAGTTTCATAAGAATAAACAATACCATTACACTCAATACAAGGTTCACACCCTGGTTGTGGATCAAAGTTTAAATAATTATTAATTGTTACTTCGGCGTCTGTTAAACCAGAAACTATAAAACAACCACTATCGGTTGATAAATTTGATATATCACCAGTCCCAAATAAACTTGCTGCCCAAACAACTTCAGTATATTCAGAGTCAGTACAACTTTGTAGTAATACTTTTTGATTTTCAGTTGCAAGACAGTCATCACAAGTTGCACTACCACCGTCACCACCTAAACCATAATCATTAATAAATGTAAATGGAAAACCACCGGTACCTAATCCAACTACAGTTCCACAATATTCGTTAACTCCATCTGAGTATGCTATAATATGATCTATAAAACTATCATTTATTAATAACACGTAATCTGTTTCACCATCTGTACATCTTTGAACTTCATAAGAAAGTGAGTTACCAGATAAACAGTCTTGACAATCAGTTTCTAATGTTGGTACTATTTGTACTACACCTATTTGTCCGTTAGCGACACCACTATTATATTCATTTTCCGTAAGTTGCTGAATACCCCCCCGTCTATTAACAGTAACACAAGTTGTAATTAAATTAGACCCTCTAGGACTTGATATTAAAAATGTTAAATAATACGTAGCATCAATTGTTGGTAAAAAACCAAAACTTTCTAATGTTAGAAAATATTGATTCCCCCTAATGTCACCACCAATACAATCTGTTACCACAACAACACCATAATTATTTGACATACAATCATAACAATCAGTATATTGTGTGGTTAATAACGTTGTACTAGTAACTTCTGTAACTCCAGTTGTTATTGTTACACAATATGGTACGGGTTCCTCAAGTGAGATTATGTTTAAAGTATTCCACACTTCACCAATTGAGGGTATGTTTCCGTTAAAATTTACTGATAGTGGTCTATTTTCACCTTGACAGTAAGTCGCGTTATCTAATGCCATAATATTTTTTTTTATTTATTAATTATTTAACCCATTAGGTCCGCCTAGTGTAATCATATTTAATTGAGTTACTTGAGTTCCATAACCATCAGTCCATACTGGATGTGGAGGACTTACTTGTGTTACTGTTGATCCGGTCGCACCACAATCACAACAAATTGCACAAACTAATGTTTCGGTATTCGCACTTCTTGGTGGTTCTTGTTGACAATCACAATTTAAAAAAGGTCCACCATTATAAACTGCCGGTAATCCTGGTTCATATGTAAAACTTACAAATTCAAAACAAAAACAAAGTCCACCACCTTCAGAATCACAAAATCTGTAATATTCACCAACTATAGGTAAGTTAGGAAATTCATTTAATGTTTGAGGATAAATAAATTCATCATTACATGATGCTAATGTTGCTGAAAATCCTTCACTTTCTAAACATTCTAAACAGTTGGAATATAAAGTTACGGTATTTAATGTCTCATTTATTAATCCAGAATCTTCACTAATTACCTCACCACAAATTGGTAATGTTTCACCTGTAAATGTGAAAAAATATTTTGAACCAATATTTATAGTGTTTCCGTTTGGGTCAACAATTAAACTTGTTACTCCATCACAAGTTTGTATTAGGTAATTTGCCATTTTTTATTTTTTATTTATTTTTTATTTACAATTTGAAACTTTATTTGTTTCTTATAAGTATTTACTTCGCCGCTAGAAATTACCTTTAAATCAATAAAATATTCGTTTGGTATTTTATCTCTAGTATCAAAAATAAAGTAGTATTCATTTGGTGTTCTATTTAATTTTGTCCAGTCTTGGACTTGGACTTCTGTTTGACCTTCTCTTACATATACCCTATAATAACCATCTACTTTTGGTAACATTTTATTTGTTGTATACGCTTGTTTTATTATAACACCAACTTTTCTAATATCCGTGTTTAATATTTTTTCATCTTGTTTAATTCCAAAAAAATCAAAACCATAAACTTTTGGGTCGTTTGTTGAGGTACCGATTTGAATATTTTTTTGAATTGGGTATAAAACAAACTCATTGTAAACATCTGGTAAAACAAAGCCGTCCATAGAAATATTTTTCCATATATCTTGGAAAACACAAGGTGTTTTATATCCTAAAAGTGGTGGTATTGTAACTTCATACACACCTTTTGTTCTTTGACATGATGGTAAATTAGAAAATATAACATCCCCAGATTGGTCTGTTATTGTTACAGGTGGTGGGTTATCTAAATTTTTAAAATCCCCATCTTCATAAATGTACAAATACAATTTATTTGCCTTACCTAAAGAAAATGAATTTCTATCATCCTCAATTAAATCGTCATATGTTGTTTCCAAAAATGGTTCATAAAAAGTTTGAGTATGTCTTGTAAAAAACCCAACGGAATATGTTCCAGTTGTTCCAGACAAATTCTCAACTTGAGGTAAGAAAGCAATTATCCAACCAGTAGAATTTGGTATACCACCAATTAATAAGTTATTTATTTCATCGGTCATATCAAACTCAATGTTTTCATCACCAAATTCAAAATGTTGTCTTGAAACTTCAGTTAAACCAGAGTATGGTACAGGACCAATATTTGTGTTATTATATATTCCCGGCTGTTCCCAAACCCCAATTGTTGTTGTTTGATACCAATTTGATGGTCTATCTGAATAATTCTTATCGTTTGGTATTTCTGTAATTACATCGTAATAGTCATAACCAACACCTTCATCCCAATTTTGTGGAGTATTTGGGTCCATATCAACATATGGAATTCTAAGTAAAACTAAATCAAATGATGTTGCTCTTAATCTTTGTTGAGATGTTTTATCATTTAAAAAACCTTTATCAAAATAACTTGTGTTAGTCATTCGTAAAGTATGTTTCATATTTTTGGTACATCCAGTTGAAATTACTCCTTGACTGATTTTTTCTTTTAGAAGTTTTAAATCTAAATCAAAAATAAATCTACTAAAACCTATTGGTCTTGCAATACCTCCATCACCATAAAAAAGGTCTACGACTGGGTTTCTTCCAGTATTTACAAAACTTTCTGAAATAATTGTGTTGTTCTTACTAAAGTATGAATTGTTTATTGACATTTACTTTTTTATAATAAATATCAATTAATACGAATATTTTGATTTAGAATTGTAGTATTTGCGTTTAATATTTTTTGGAGTATGTCTTCAGTACTCGTTCCGTCAGTACCAACTGGTACTGGTGGTAATCCTGGAAAAGCATGAACGTGTGAAACTAAGAACTTAACAATAAGGTCAATTAGCTCAATTAATTGATCTCCTCTAACCATTGCGTCTGTTTGATTTAACAATTCTTTTGTAAATTTATTTTGGTCAATACCATATAAAGTCCCTTGTAAATCTATTTTTGTTTTTGATGGAATGGCATCTGATTTATGTGAAAGAAAATATAAAAAGTCACCACCTATTGCACCATATGTTACCGGTGTTTGATTATAGATTGAACCTTCAACTGTTTCTTTTTTAAATGTTGGTTGTTGACCAACAACATTTTGTTCCCAAATAAGTGAATAACCACCAACAGCGTTTGCCGGTGAAAGTTTAATTTTATTAAATAACTTTAATAAATTTTGTTCACTAACAACATTTGTTGGGTCGGCTGATTCTAAAAATACGGAATTATTTTTTGACGGTCTAAAATAAAATGGAAATTGATTCTCTAAATTTAACCCATCTTGAGCTGGATATGAAGTGTAACCACTTACACTTATTTTTCCACCATTTACACCTTGGATAAATTGATTTATTACCGATACAGAATCTTCAACAGTAAGTCCTGTGAAGTTTAACTCATATAACTTTGTGTTTATAAAATTTGATAAATCCGATGAAATAAAAACTTTATCACTTTGTGTTTCTGGTGCGTCCTTTAATCCATATAATTTAATATTACCGTCAAATGTTGTGCCAGTTGTTGATAAATTTGTAATTTCCCACTCTACAAGATTTCTAACTTGTTTTGGGACTATTTTGCTTGTTGTTACAGTTGTTGATCCGGTACTTACTTTTTCTAAACCAAAAGTAGATACCTGAACAAATGACCTTTTATCGTTTTTTTGTGGTATGTTAAAATCAGCACTTGATGATGTGAGCGGATTTAATTTTCCAGACCTCATCAATACATAATCATCCCTTACAATAACATCTGAAGTTCCTCTACCAAGAATGGCGTTATCACCTGGTTCTGGATAAATCCCATATACTTCTGGTTTTGTAACACCAGTTCTTCTATCTCTTAATTCATTTGCTTGTTTAAAATATTCACCACTAGCAAGCATTGCTTGTGAGTTTGTATATAACTCTTTAAAGTTATTTTGTGGTCTTGTTATTGGACCTTGAATATAAAATTTACTATTGTCTAATCTTTCTCTTTTATCATAGAAAAAAATGTTTACATATTCTTCTTCTTTTGGAACTTGGTTTACATAATAAGGTAAAAGTGGTAAACAAATAAAAGGGTCTTTTGATGTCCATTTATCATTTTCTTCATCCCAATTCTCAGGTAACGAATCACTATATCTCTCAAATAAAGGAACAACACGAACTCTACCCAACATCATTGGGTCTTTATTATCCTTTACATAACCAGGAAAAATCGTTTTATTTTGAAACCAAGCCTCTTGATTCATATTCTTTTAATATTGTATTATAAGTTACCTCAAGTTTATCTAAATGGTCTGTTAATTTTATTAAATTCTCTTTTGTAACTTCAAAGTCTTTTTTAATAAATTCAAGAACAATAATAAGGTCTTTATTTGACCTTGATTTATAATCCTTTATAATCTCAACAACCTTTGTTGATTCAATTTTTTCTATATTAGGTTCCTTTTTTTCCATAACTTGTTAATCCTTGTGTTATTCCTATTGGTAAAACCGCTGTTGGTTTTACAGCAATCTGATAATTTCCATTTTGCGCTTCTTCTTTATCCATACCATCCATCATTCCTTTAATTGATGCCAACATTAGATTTGGACTACCATCTGGCATTGGTCCTGTTGGTAAACCTAACTTCTCAAACTCTTCAATTACATTTAGAAAAGCCCTCGTTGATGAATAACCATCTAATAATTCAGCACTTAATAATAGTGGGTATGGTACTTTATTTCCAAAACCTTTACTGGCCAACTTTAATAATGCGAGTAATTCATCTATAATACTTTTACATTCCCTAAAATCTCTAACTAAATTAAGTATTGTTGTAACAACCTCAGTAAGAGATTTTATTACTTCCAATCTTAATCTTAATTTTTCATTTCCAATATCAGCAATAATTGAACTTACAAGATTTTTAATATCTTTTTTAATAATATCAACAAGAATTTTAATAAATAAAGCTGTAATTTTTGATGTTAACTGAATGATGAAAGTTTTAAAGTTTTTCATAAAATCTAAAAAAGAATTTATTTTATTATCAATATCATCACCAATTGATTTTAAAGCAATAAATAACGGTAATAAGACTTTTGGTGAAAGTATTGTTACAAGTAATGCTTTAGGAAACTCTTTTAAAAAAGATAAATCAATGTTTATTTCTAAAGGAAACCACCCAGGGTTTTTTGTTAGAGCATCAGTTAAATTACTAGCATCATCAATTGCATTGTTATTGTCATCACCAAAGAAATTTAAATTATTAACAGCTGTTAATATATCATCTGTATTTACTGGAAGTTTTACAGTATCACATTCCTCAAATTCAACAACACCCAATTTAATGTCGGATACGGTTTGATCAATAATTCTTAAATCAATTTCCGTAAATTCAAAAAAAGATTCGTCAATTGAATCACCTTCAGAAAGTTTAGCACTACCAGTAACATCAATTTCTTTTGTCTTGTCAAAACACAAACCTAAAATCCTTTGTATGATTAAAAGAACTTTTTGAAGAATTGATAAATCTAATTTCCCATCACCTCTTTTAATTGATATCGCACCAGAAAGTAAATTCATTAAATTTGCAAAGAAGTTTTTAAAATCTAAAAACTTTATAGTACTATAATAATCTTTTAAAAATTCAACAATTTTGTTAACATTGTTTGTTCTATTTTTTAAATCAATTTTATAAAAATTTCCTTGTATTGTTTGACCATTAATGTCAACATAACTTTCTACATATGTAATATCAAATAACTCTTGTCCAGACTTTCCTTTATATGCTGAACCAGCTGTAGTTGAAAATGGTACATTTATATTTTGGATTAAATCATATAGTTCCCTATTCATTGAAAATGGATAATTAAAAAATTGTATACCGCTTGGTTCATACAATAATTTACCAGTATCACTTGTTGGGTCGTCTTTTAAAAGATTTGTTAAATCTAATGCTTTGACTCTAATGTAAAATGTTTGTTGATTGAAAGTTTGGTCTTGTGAACACCCAACTGTTTTTACAACTTCTTGGGTTAATAACTCAATTATTTTTGGTTGCAATTCTTTAATCGCTTTTACAAACGTTTTTTTTAAATATTGTTTTGTACTATTACCAGAACCGGTTGATAAAAACTTTAACTCCAATAAATTATCTAGTTGAGTTTTTAACTGTTTTTGGTATTTCTTTTTTAATTTTTGGGCATCAGATAAAGTGGTGGACACCTTACTTTTACTTTTTTCAAAAGTCTCACCCTTTTTTTTCTTTAACTCATCAACATCCTCTTTAAGTTTTTTATACTTTTTGTTTGTTGTAATCTTATTGGATATTGACTTGTAACCATCATTTATATCTGGAACCGCCATATTATTTATTTAACTTATAATTTGTTGTTGATATATCTTTATCTATTAAAGATTTCATAACGTCGTCATCAAAGTCTAAATCAGACAATGTTAGATTTTCTTGTTTATCAGCAGATTTCTGCCATATCTGAGTTTGTAGTTTTGATAGAGATAATTTTTTCTCAACACAGTCATTTATTATTTTTTGTTGTTTTTCAATAACAGGACCAATTAGAGTCATATCTTCTGGTTCTTTCATCATTGATAACATTTTATTTTGAATCCTTATTGCTGTGTTTCTTTGTTCTACAAGTTCATTATAGATTTCTTGCATCAATGATAAAATTGATTCTTTAGATAAGTTAATTTCTTTTTTCGGTGGTCTGCCCATAACTATAAATATTTATCTATTAATTTCGTTAATAATTTTGGCATATATTTTTTTATATCTTTTAAGTGAGTTTCTAATTTCTTTAGTTGAAAGATTGGTCATCTCCCTTAATTCAAATAAAATTATATTCTTGTTAAATTTATTATTATTGGTTGTGTCTTGAAAAATTGTTGAGTAATTTGAAAAAATATCATAAAGGGCGGAACCTAACTTTTGTTCTTGTTCTGATATTGTTTTATCGTCCATAGAAAATTTTAACTCATCTAAAAATTTAACTATGATTTGTTCTGTCGTTACTTCTTCACCGTCAATGTAATATACCATATTAGGCATATTATCTATGTCACTAGAAATATCTTCATAGGAAACTTTTCTATTAGTTTCTTTTTGGTCTTTTTGAATTTGACCCATAAGATAATTCTTACATATTGTACCAAAATAAGAATAAGCCTTTTTTTCTTTTGAAGGTTTAAACTTATCAATTTTGGTCATTAAAAACGAATGAGTATCCATATGGATTTCTTCAAAATCCATATCCTTTCTGTATAACTTATATCGTCTTATAATTGACGAAATCATTTTATCTAAGGGGCTTCTTAAGAACTCATTATAAATTTTATTTTTATCTTCACTTGAGTCAGATATTAAATAAAGTTTTACAGCATTTTCTTCCGGTTCATCAAAATATTTTTTTGTTGTTGGTTTTCGCCCCTTCTTTTTCTTCTCGTTTGTTTGGTTAGTTAGTTCTTCATTTTCTAACATTAAACTTCTTGTGGTTCATATTTTATTTCTCTATCAGCGGTAAATAAATATTCTTTCTTAGCTGACTCAATCCAAAATCTTACCTCATCTTCACTCAATCTATCATTACCATTTTTATAATTCCAGAAGATTGATCCTTCTCTCATATTCATATGTTTGTAACCAATTTTTGGGATTGTCATAAAATTAACCGAAGAGTTTGTCATACGAAGGAAAAACTCATAACCAAATGTTAATTTAAAGTGAGATTTAAAACCACCATTATTTAAGAATGCGTCTTTTTTAATTACCATACCAGAAATTTGGAAGTTTTGATAAGTTTGTAAAACATCATTAGTTAGAATCCCAATCTCGGTTGTGAAGTTTGCAGCAAATGTCGCTTCATTTGTAAAACCAGCAAAAACTCCTTTCTCATCAACATCAACAACAATTGGTAAAAATGCGTCAACATTATCATAATGTTTAATGTATTTATCTACATTTTTAAACCAAATTTTTGAGTACTCATCATCAAACTCAAGAAGTGAAACCCAATTACTTTTAGCTTCGGAAACTCCTTTATTAACCTGGTTTGAAAAGTTTGGTTCTTCGTTCCAAACAACTCTATTAACAGATAATCCACTAAAATCAAAACTATCTAAAAAATTAGTTAACAAAGTCTCATCTGTGTGAACAATAACAACTTCCTCAACGTATGAGTTTTGATTTTGAACTGACTGAATACATTTTGCGAAGTATTCATCAAACAAATTACTTTTACCACTTTTTATTGGTAAAATTACCGATATTTTATTTTCCATATTATTCAATTGTTTCAAGTTTATTTAATTGTTCTGTGAAAGACTTCAATCTTGTTGAAATCATTTTTTCAAATGTTGATGTAACATCGTTATCAAATTTTTCTTGGTCAGATAATGCTGCCGCAGTTTTTTCCATTTCAGTATAAATCTCCGAACTAATATTATCCTCTAACCAATTTTGAATAAAATCAGCAATAACGTCAACCAAAATATTTTGATTGTTAATCCAAATTCCATTGTTTTCATTCATCCAACCTGGTACAAGATTAGGAACGACACCAATTACTGGAATACCCATTTTAATTGATTCTAGTGGGAATGTTCCGTAACCAGAGTTATTATCAACCCAAACAGACGCAAAACTTTCTTTCATTCTATCAGCAAAATCTTCTTCAGATAGACCTCTTAAATCTCTAAACGTAAACCATCTATATTGAGGGAACCTAGAGTAAAAAGCTTTAATTGTGTTTGTTGTATCTCTGTGGTCCCTTGTATGAATATTAATTATTGTTTTTGGTAAGTGTTCTGGTTTTTTAAAATTATCAGAAATTAAAGGTTCAATGATGTCAACAGATACATTTCTCATAGATGCCTCAATCCATTCTTTTTGTTTTTCTGATGTTGTAATACATTTTAAAAATCCAAATTGAGACCAACTTTCACCTGGTTGTAATGTTTCAAAAATGTAATCGTATGATTGACAAAGAACCACTTTACCACAAGGTAGTTTTTGAATTTGTTCCATAACAAAACCATAAAGTTCTGGGATAACGATTAGGTCTTCTGGTGAAATGTCAAGACTTGACCCTTCAATAGGTAAGTGAATTAAATCATTCATATATTCTTCACCTAACCAATTTGCAACACCATAATAATCTGGTTTTTCGTGCAACATAATTGGATTATATCCGTTTTTCTTTAACGACATTGCCATTCTGTAAATGTAACTAACAGAAGCCTTTGCGTTTCCTTTTGTGTCCTGAACTAAAAAATAAATCCGATTGATTTTATTTTTCATATTCTCAATAGACTTTTCTACTTTTGCAATTTGTTCTTGATTCATACTTTTTATATTTTGTTTATTATTCCTTTAACAAGTAATGTATTAAATGCTAATTTAAATGGTATTGATAGTTCAGTTGATTTCATACCTAAATTTTCATCAATTTCACCATCTTCACTAAATAAAACATCTAATAACAATTTTGTTGTTTCATATTTAACAACATGAATATTTGTTTCACCAGATTCACCCATAAATTGTGTGAACTCATCTAGCTTGTCCAAGTCTATATAATAATTTTCATTCCATACTTCAAACATAAGATTCTATTTTTTTTAAAATTTTATTAAACTCAGACAATGAATTAATTTCGTATTCCGATTTAATTTGTTTATTGTAATTTGTGTTAAATTTAATTACAGTTTTGTCTTCTGGTTTTTCTAATAGTAAGGTAGGATTTGCCGTAAGTAAAATGTCTACCTCATTCCAGATATTATTTTTTGTTGTTTGACTATAAAAAATTATTTTTTCTAAAAGACAACCAAATTTTGCTAAGAAAAATAATGACGCAGGTTTTGATTTACCAATTTCGTCAGATAGAATTAAAAAATCATAATTGTCTCTTAATTCGTAATATATTTCATTTAAAACATTAAACGTATTCATTTCAGTTGACGGTGCGTGACCAAATAATTCCATTGTATATTCTTCATACATAAAAGAATATAATTCTTCTTCATTTTGGAAACTAAAATGATTTTGCAATTCTAGTGAATTAACGTCACTTAAAATTTCATATTTAAATCTAGGTTGGATTACATTTTCAATAATATTACTATTCTCATCGGTTTCCCCAGAAAAAGTAATTTCATAAGTTTTATCAGTTAACTCAACATCATTGTAATCAATAAGATGTTTTTCATAAATTTGTTTAAATTTTTCAATAGTATCTCTAAGTACACCATTAAGCTCAATCCCTATTCTCTTCATATTCCGCCAAAATTTTACTAATTAATGGATTACGAACGTTTTTAGCATTTCTAAAATCATAAACACCAATATCTGAAATATTTTTAAATCTTTGTAATGCGTCGTAAAGACCAGATTGTTTTTTGTCTTTATATCTATCAGTTTGTTCTAAATCACCAGATATAAAGAATTTACTATTAAAACCAATTCTTGTCAATAGTAGTTTCATTTGATTTGGTGTTGAGTTTTGTGCTTCCTCAAAAATAAGGATTGAATTATCAATATTCATACCTCTCATATACGCTAAAGCAAAAACCTCAATTATTTCAGCTTCTTTTAATTTTTCTCTGGCATCTTTACCAATTATTTTATTTAAAAGATAATAAGATGGGAAAATATAAGGATCTAACTTTTCCTCAAGATTTCCAGGAAGTGAACCAAGTTTTTCCTCAGCTTCAACTGCTGGTCTAACAATAATAATTTTTTCATATGAATTATCTGGATCCATAAGTAAATCAACAGCGGCCTTCATTGCAATATACGATTTACCAACACCGGCAGGTCCGGAAGCAACAGTAATCTGATTATTTTTTAAAATATTATAATATTCTTCTTGGTGTTCAGATAAAAATTTATTTTTTTGTTTTTTCTTAATTACAGAATTTATAAAATCTTTTTTGGAAAACTGTGGTTGTGGAGACGTTTCATCATCTTTTTGTATTGGTTTTTTTCTTGCTGTCATATTAATTATTAATTTGTTTATTTTTTAAAATGATTAACCCAAAACTCTATCATCTCATCTAACATGGTTTCAAAAGTGTACTTAGGTTCCCATAAAAGTTCTTTTCTTAATTTTGTTGAGTCACCTTTTAAATTTTCCAATTCTTCAGGTCTAAAGTGTTTTTCATCAACAACAATATATTTTAAATAATCTAATCCCAAAGAGCTAAACACATATTCACACAAATCTTTTACTGAATGGGATTTACCTGTTGAACATACGTAATCATCTGGTTTATCCGATTGTAACATTAACCACATTGCGTAAACATAATCTTTAGCGTGACCCCAATCCCGTGTTGCGGATAAATTACCAATATGTAGTTTATCTTGTAATCCTAAACTAATCCTAACTGCCGCTTTAACAACTTTATTAGTTACAAAGTTTGTTCCTCGTCTTGGTGATTCGTGATTGAATAAAATCCCATTCCAAATTTTTATACCATAAGAATTTCTATAATTTCTACAGATATTGTATGAAAACACTTTAGCGCATCCGTATGGTGATACAGGATTCATTGGTGTTGTCTCTCTTTGGTAACCGTCGTCGTCAATTGAATTGCCAAACATTTCAGAAGAAGATGCTTGGTATACTTTAGAGTGTGGTGATACCATTCTAATTGCTTCTAAAAGATTTAAAGTTCCGACACCTGTTGCATTTGCGGTATAAATAGGTTGGTCAAAACTAATTCTTACGTGGGATTGTGCCGCTAAGTTATAAACCTCATCTGGTTGGATTTTAGATAAAATTCTAACAAGTGATGCCATATCTGTTAAATCGGCATATTCTAAATTTATTAAATTTCCGTCTCTTAATGATTCTATTCTTGATGATTGAGTTTCGGATACAGAATTTCTTTTTACGGTTCCCCATACTTCATATTCTTTTTCTAAAAGTAGTTCCGCAAGATATGATCCGTCTTGACCGTTAATACCGGTAATTAATGCAATTTTTTTACCCATTTTTTCTTACAATATTATAATAGTTTTCAAAATATTCAATAGTTTCTTTTAGCCCATCATAAAAAGGTGTGAATTTAAAATTAGGTAAATAATGTTTTATTTTGGAATTGTCTGATGGTTTTCTAAATTGTCCGTCAGGTTTAGTTGAATCAAATATAACCTCCCCTTTAAAATTCATTATTTCAATAATCATATCTACAACATCTTTAATAGATATCTCTTCAGATGTGGACAATATGATTGGTTCATTTTCATTGTAATTATATAAAACCCACTCAGTTAGTTTAGCAACATCTTTACTAAATATAAACTCTCTTAATGGTTTTCCTGACCCCCATATTGTGAGTGGAGTTTTGTTTTTTTTTGCTAAAAAACATTTATGAATTAACGAAGGTAATACGTGACCATTAACAATATCATAATTGTCGTTAGGGCCATATATGTTACAAGGTATTACTGACTTATAATTTAAACCATATTGTTCTTTATATGCTCTAATTTGTACATCCGCCATTCTTTTTGCGTATGCATATGCGTCATTTGAAAAATGTGGGGGACCTAAATGTATTTTTTTTTCAGTAAGAGGATACTCAACTTGATTAGGAAAAATGCACGTAGATAAAAATGAAACTAAATTTTTTACATTTGACAATCTTGATGCCTCAATAACGTTAGTATTCATCATAATATTATCGTAGAAAAACTCACCTTTATAGTTCATATTACTACCTACCCCACCAACTTTTGCCGCACAATGGATAACACCATCAAAACCTTTCAACATAAGACGATTTACATCATTTTTATTTATTAAATTATATTCTTTTGAGGTTGGTTTAATATATTGTTCTCCAATAAATTCAGACCCAACTAAACCGTTACCTCCCGTAATTAATATTTTGTTATTCACAAATTTTATTTAATTATTTTATTTAATTCTTGATCACTAATTAACTCAGTTTTACTTCTGTTACCGATTTTAAATTTATCAATCTCATATAAGTTATCTGGACAAGATAGTATAAAACCATCATACTGAAAAGATTCGTTATCAAAATCACACGAACATAAAATTTTATACCCATTTTTTTTTAAAAAAGAAATACACTCATAGTGAAGTGGATTACTGTGTGTACTGATAAATAAATATTTTATTTTTTTTTCAGAAAGATAAGGTTGTATCATATCCAACATCTCTACCTCATATCCTTGAATGTCACTATGTAATATATCTATTTTTTCTAAATTATTTTTTAAAAAGAACGTTAGTGGGTTAAAATCGGATTTAGAAATTTTGCCTTGTATAAAATTTGGTTTTAATTCGTTAATTTCAAAATTTTTAATTCCAACTCTCATATTATTAGCGTCAGGTTCAATACAGTAGGAGATTGAATCTTCAATTGTTTTCATAAACCATATTGAGTACATTGACCAGTAACTACCTAATTCAATCATAATAGAACCTTTGTCTAGTTTAGTTAAAACTTTTTGAAACGCTCGTTCTTCGGATGGTTCGTGAACACCTAAATTATATTTTAATATCTCAATAAAGTTACCGTAATATTCAGTACTAAGTTTTATACCATTATGTAAAGTAATAGTCCCGTTTTCAACGGTACCGGCGTTATCTACTCTATTAATAAACAAATTGTTTGGGTCAGATATAATATCTTTAAATCTATTAAAATTATCCAATGGACTATTAACTCCTCCTTTTAAGTTATTTATTGATTCGTCTTCTAATAAGTCAAAAACATTGTCCGTATAAAAGTCCTCGTCATACGTTTTTTCAGATGTGTTATAGTTTTTAGAATTTAGTTTTTCTATTAAAGATTTGTGTGGGTTCATTTTATTATTATTTAAATATTTGTGTGGTTTTATTTTATTATTATTTTACAAAAATTAAGTTTTCACCGTTTTGGTGTATTAAATTCATATTGAATTTTTGGCAATAATCAACAAAAAGGTCTTTTTGTTTACCATTAAACTCAACACAAACAACCTCACAGTTTACTTTATTTAAATCAATTTGATTAAGAACTATATAATCCATTCCTTCAATATCAATACTAATTATATTAAAACTTTGTTCTGTAAGATTGTATTTTTCTAAAAAAGAATTCCAAGTTAAACAATCTACCTCGTGTTCTTCAAAGGTAACACCACTACGTCTCCACCTAATAGTTTCATCCATAATAAGAGTTGACACTAACCCCGTATCCCTTAATCCAAGAAGGTCACCACTTTCATAAAATTTCAATTTACAATTTTCAGAACCCAATGCAACGTTATAACATTTACTATTTCCTAAAACGTTTTCAACTAGTTTATCAAAAGGTTTTTTCCCTGCTTCAATTAAAAAACCTTGCCAACCAAGATCCCTAAAAAATTTTGAGTTACTAAGGGTTATTCCATCATTTGCACCAATTTCTAAAACAGTACCAATATAATCTGGTCCGTGTTTTTCCAAAATATAATCATTGATTATTTTGTCTTCGTTATTTTGTCCGTAATACATTTTTATTTTATATTAAAATTGTTTATTAACCTTTCTTTGTAAATTTTTTGATCACCACTTACATTATTTTTTTTATAAGTTTCATCATACTCACTATGAACATCTTTTGTAATGTCCGGATGAAAATGTTTAATTATACAATAGTTGAAATATGTTTGTTTGTTTAAGTTTTTAGCGACTAACATAAACTCATTATCAGCATAAAAAGAGACATAACTAGGATGGTAAATATAATTGAATCTATCGTAATATTTTTTACCTAAAATACTAAGGGTGTTTAAATCTCTACGATAACCATCATAGAACCATAAAACCCCATCAGTGTCTGGATAATGTTCATTCATATTGTCCCTGATTATTTTATCGTAACCTTGAATTTGAGGTATCATATCATCAGATGCCAACAATATAATATCATAATCATCATGTTTATCTAAATCTTTATTAACCGCTTCTATTTTTGTTTTAGAATCACCAAAATAAAAAAATAAATTTTTATAATTTTCTAATTTTTTTATTACAGATTCGTTATTCATTTCGGTATCGTCTAAATCACAAGTTACAACGAATATTGTGTTGTCAAGATCGTCCAAAAATTCATAATATTTATCAAGAACTTCAAAAAAAAGATCTTTCCTCCCTCTTGTTGGGAATTTAACTAATAGTTTAAATTTTTTTTCCATTGTTATATATTTTTATTTTATAATTAAACCAATACCACCCCATACGTTTCCTGGTCCTTCACCACAATAAAAAACTAGTTGTTCTTCATTAGGAAAAAAAGAAGAATAAATTACTATACCTGACATTATAAATTAATATTAAATTTATTTTCAGTTTGTACTATATCAAACTCTCTTGGTGGTCTCCCAGGCATTAAAGCTTTTTTACCAAATTCCCAATTATTAAAATATTCGGTAAGCATTGGAATTGCATTTTGAAAATTAATTTTAGCTGAAGAATTGTTCATTTTTTTTGAAATGTTTTTTCTTACATAACTTAAATGGTGCATCTCAATCTCATTTCTTGTAAATAATTTACAATTACCACAATTCATTCTTCTTGTTGGGTCAACTAAAACAGGAAAACCAACATTATTAAAATAAATCCCCTCTCTAATTTTATAAATTAATGATACATAATAAGTTTCTTTTGGTTCTAATCGGTATATTGGTTCTTTATAGTACGTAACCATTTGACAAGCGGAAGAATCGTAATTATTATCAAATACAATTTTCTTTAAAAATTTAAATTGTTCTGTATCATAGTACTCATCCGTATCCATTGACATATGATGAGTACATCCATTTTTTTTAGAAAGTTCTAAACCAATATTTCTTTTATTTATTTCATTTCCACTACCATTATGTACCGTAGGTTTATACTCATAAATTTCATCAATTAAATTTCTATTTTTTAAGTCTTCTAAAAGAGGAATTAAATTATCATCACACTTATTCCCAAAGTTTGAAACGGTTTGATATACAACACTTATATAATCAACTTCAGACCTTATTTGTTTTATTGACCCTTCTAATAGTTCTTCACCATCAAATACATTATAACTTACACCTAACTTCATACTACTGGTATTATATTTTTTAATCTTTCTGAATTATTCTGAATAAATAATAGTAAATTATTTGAATAATCAAAGTAATATTTTTTTATTTTATCATTATCTTCATTTCTTGTTTGTGACTCATAATGATATGCAACCAAATTACTATCACAAATATTTTCAAGACCAAGTAATCTACATTTTAAATTTAACTCAACATCTTCCAAACAAGAAATATAATTTTCATTAAACATTCCTAAATTCTCAAAAAGATTTTTTCTTATCATCATAAGACCACCAGTATTACCAATAACCTGTGTTTGTCCTATTTTATGGTTATAGTAAGATTGGAAATTTAAATGACCCAAACGAACTTCATTATTAACTTTTTGTTTTACAACAAAAATTCCATCGTGTTGTATTTTGTTATCCTCAAAATGTAATCTACCACCTACGGTCCCAACTCGTTTATTGTTTTTCATAATTGAGAGCATACCATAAATTACGTTATTAAGTATTTTAATATCATTGTTACAAAAAAGTAAAAATTCAAAATCTTTAGTAATATGATTTTTTACAACATCATTATTTATTTTTGCAAAATTATAATAATCATATTCAATAAAATGAATTGTACCAAAATTTAAAATGTTTTCTTTAATCCAATTTTTTTCATCTTCACTGGATCCGGTATCAGCAATAAAAATCTCAAATAAATTTTCATTACAATTATCATAAAAAGATTTCACACAATCGTATAATAATTCTGTATTACCTTTTGTTGGTATTATTATAGCAACCTTACCGATATTTTTTATTTGTTTTTCTTTTATTTCTGGAACATATATTTTTTCTGGTAAAAGCTCAAGTGGTAGTTTATCACCCCACTTTTTAACAAATTTATTTTTACTTGCAAAAAATTCTTCGTTTGGTTGACCAATTGATTCGTGAGTAATTTCAAAAGATGATGTTACCCCAATCTTTACATTATCCAAATAATTTGGGACAGAAAATCCGTGGTCATAGAAATGGAATTTACCATAAGACTCATCAAACTTATGTTTTATTTTTGTTTTGTCAAAAGAAATAAATAAACCATCAATTGTTACAACAGGAATTAAAAAAGGTAATTTTGGTGAATATTTACTTAACCATTTTTTTTGTCCTTGTGGTTGGTGATATACCTGACCAACCATTGTTTGTTGTAACTTCTCCCAATAAACTCCAGACTCTGGAAAATAACAAGAACCAGCTTTCCCAATTATACCAAATTCTGGATTACTAGAAAAATCGTTTAATAATTTTTTACCCCAATCCTTTTCAAGTTTAATATCATTATGACAACAAACAACAATATCATAAATTGATTCTGTAATACCACTATTATAAACTTCAGCTAAAGAGTATTGATTGTTGTTTTTATATTCTAATATTTGAACATCTTTTAACCCAACAGATTGTAATAAATGTTGTTGGAATTTAAAATTATATTCAGAATCTTTATGTGTTGAATAAACTATTGTAATCATATCCCTGTTGAACCAAATCCTTTGTCTTGTCTATCTTTATCTAAAACATTATTAACCTCAATAACCTCAATCCATTTTCCAGATACAACTGGACTAACAACAGCTTGAGCAACTTTTTGTCCTTTTGTTATTGTAATTTTACTTTTACTAGTGTTAAATAAAATAACCTTTACTTCACCAGTATATCCTTGGTCCACAGTTCCAGGAGAATTTAAAACCATAAGTCCTTGTTTTAAGGCTAAACCACTTTTTGATCTTACTTGTATTTCATAACCATCTGGAATGTCAAAATGTAACCCGGTTGGCACAAGGGCTCTACCAAATGACTCAATAACAATTTCTTCAGTTGAATATAAATCAAACCCTGAGTCAGTTGGGTAGGCGTATTCTGGAGTTACAGCATCTTCATTTGATTTTGAAAATCTTAAAGGCATTGTTGGTTCGTATTCGTCAAATCCCTTTTCTAAATCCTCAAAAGAAAATCCAAGATTTGACATAATTGAATTTATATCAATTTCTTCCTCATCTTCAGTTGATGAAAAGTCATTTGAAAATAAATTATCAATACTCTCAAGACTTTTATTTAATTCTTCAATTTTGTTTTTTTCTTCCATTATTCTAAACTTTTTAATTTCATTATTGCCTCTATCAACACATCAACATCTTTTTCACAGTATTCGGCTATTTCTTTTATTTTTTGTTCTTCCCAATAAGCTTTATGAACGTTGGCCCCGGTAATCTCACCATCTTTTGGTGTTGGAATGTCTAAACAAGAACATAATAAATCCAACGAACCAATTGATGTGTAGGAACCATATTGCCAGATTTCTTTTGTATCAATTGCTTTTATCTCCCAAGGTTTTGTATCGTAAGACGGAAGAATTTTTGATGGACGTATTCCATTTATAATCATTCTTTTTGCAAGTACTGGGATATCAAAGTTTTTTAGATTATGACCACAAAGATAAAAATCTAATTTATGACATCTGTCAAGTAATGTTCTTACCTCTTTTAATAATTTTTTTTCATCATCACCAAAAAAAGATTGTTTTTTTGTTTCGCCATTATCCAAAACAAATGCCACAGATACACAAACAATTTTTGCAAACTCCGGAACAAGCGCTGCTCTTTTTGTAAAAACCTCATCTTTGGATAATCCAGTGTCTTCCGGAAATCTTTTTAAAAACCAATCAAAGTATTTGTCAAATTGTTCAGCGATGGTTGGGTTAAACTTATGACAAGCATCATAATCCGGACAAGCCCCAACCGTTTCAATATCCAGAAATAAAATTTTAGTTATTGGTATATTAATCATTTTTATTTAATTAAAGATTTGTAAAAAGATGCACGTTCAGCCGTCACCACATTTAAATCATATCTATCTTTAACAGTTTCATATAATCTTTCACCTAGATCTGTTATAAGATTTGGGTTCTCAACTAGTTTTTTAATATTTTTTGTCCAGTCACTATGATTGTTATGTTCATTAACAAGTAATGCGTTACCATCTGTGAATTGACCATTTTTAAGTGCATGTTTTAAATCAATTGTATATGGACCAACATTTGATGCAATTAAAGCTTTTTTATAAAATCCGGCCTCAATAACTTTAAGTTGTGATTTCA